GCAGTTTCATTTGTGATTCATTTCGACCAAAGCATTAGGGTGGCTGGAATGATCATAGCGCTCCTCGATTTCCGCTGCTTCCGGCAGCGTGGCAATCGGTTGCAGATCGACTGCGATTCCGCCGCCATCGCCCGGCCGCAGCGTGATCGCCAGCGTGTCGTACCCGTAGAAGCGGTCCTGCTGCGGGTAAATTCCGTCGAGCAGGGTGCTGGTTTTCGGCACCGTCAGTTTGATGCCGCGCGCGGCGGCGATGCCGAGCCAGAATTCGAGGCAGCCGCGCCCTTTCTCAGCGTCGTGGGCGTCCGGGTAGGTGTAGTCGCAACCGAAGACGCTGATGTGCTTCACGCCGATGTGGATGGCGTAGGCGACGGCGTAGGCGGCCGTGGAGTTGAAGTAGGCCTGGCCCAGGTTGTTGAGCACGTCCTCGAGCGGGAAAGCGACGAGGCCAGGATAGTCCGGATGCTCGCGACTGGTGATGATCGGTCCAGGGTGAACCTTGAGCCACTGCAGCATGCGGGCGATGTTGGATTCCGGCGCGGCGGCGGCGCGGACTTCCTGGATGCGGACGTCGTCCATGTGAAAGACGCGGTCGCAGAGCAGCACGCCGGCGACGGCGTTGATGCCCCAGGTTTCGGTGCAGTATGCGTGTTTTCCGCCGAGGCGCTTGGTGATGTCTAGATATTGCTCGAGCGATGGCCCGAGGCCGAGGATGGCGACATGCTCGGGGACGGGGAAGGCTTCGACCATTTGCTGGTAGGCCGTGGGCCCGGCCGGGATGTCGATGCCGGGCAATGCTTGCTGGTCGTCGATGGCTTCGCAGCCGTCCGGCATCGCGACACAGCGCACGACGATCGTGCGGCCGACCGCCCAATCTGTCACCGGCGCGAGGTCGTCGAGCTGGCCAAACCACGCTTCCACTTTCCAGCCCGCCGCGTTCAGCAGCGCTTCGAACTGATGCTGGGTGTAGTGCCGGTGATGGAAGGCGTAGCCTTTGCCAAACGGCATTTCGTCTTCGTTCGGCACTGATGCCAGCAGCACTTTGGCCGATCGCCGCAGCTTCCGAAGCAGGATGAGCGCGTCCTGTTCGGTGAGGTGCTCGATGGTCTCGAAGCACACGGCGAGATCCTGCTCCGCCGGCAGCTCGACTTCCTGCGCTGTGGCGCAAAGGTACTGCGTGGTCGCGGCGAACGGGTACTGCGGATCCCCGGCGGACCAATGCTGCCGAGCGTAATCGATTGCCGGGCCAAACGCATCTACCCCGAGAACCCGGGCGCCGGTACGTGTGGCCATGATCCACGAGCCATAGCCCACGCCGCAGGCGATGTCGATGACGCGCGCACCGTGCAGGCCGAGGCCTTCCAGTTGCCGCACGGCGAACTCGTAGCGCGCGACGTGGTCGCGCCGGATCCCGTCCAGGTGTGGCGCGACCTGGCGTTCTCCTGATCTGGTCCAGTCCTGGCTTTGAGGCATCGGGATTGCTGCGGCTGCTGGCATGTGCGGGTCGTCCTTGTGTTCTGCGGCGCCGGACTGATCCGGCGCCGGTACGGGTTGCTTCAGTGGCGCTACGACATCACGGGTTGGGCGCTGGCATGACGCTCGGGCTGTACAGGATCGCTTCGCACGACACGAGCGTGCCGGCCGTGGCGGTGCTCTTGATCGAGCAATTGACGTAGCGCTTGTTGCCCTTGTAACCCACCCTCTTGACGACGTTCTTCGAGACGCCGGACGTGCGGGTGGCGGCCGCGGCGACTCCGGCCAGCAGCTCGGTGCCGATGAGGTCGCCGTCGGCGACACTGGTCAGCGTGCCGGTGACGTCGCCTTCCTTCACGGTTGCGGTGAAGACGGAACCGGTGGCGGTGATGGAGCCGTACGAGCAGATGAATTCGACGCCGCCGTACCCCTGGCGGTCGATCACCTTGCCCGTCTGGCCGGTGCCGGTGGTGCCGACGGCAACCGGCGAGATGACGCGCAGCGCGCGGCTGTTGTTGTGCAGGTCGTGCATGTTGTGGGCCCTTTCTATGGTCTGGATTGGTGATCGATCAGGACGCGGCGAACTTCATCAGCTTGATGGCTTCGAAGTTGTAGACGCCGCCGCCGACGCGCCGACGGAAGTTGAACTTCGTGGTTCCCTTGGCCGTGACGTTGTCGCGGATCAGCGTGATGCCGCTGCGGTTGGCGATCAGGTAGCCGCGCCGGAAGTTGCCGTAGGCAACCGAGAGAGAGTTGGCGGCGATGGCCGGCATGTTGTCATCGACTTCGACCGGCGAGCCGAGGAAGCGACCGCCAAACGGCGCGGTAGGATCCGGCTGCCACAGGTAGTAGCTGCCGCTGCCGTCTTTCATCTGGCGCGCCGTGCCGAGGGTCGAATCGGACATCACCCAGACGGCGCCGCTGCGGTAGCTCTGCTTGAGCGAGTGCTGCAGATCGACGAGCTTGTCGGCGGGCGCGACGGAGGCAAACGCGCCGCTCTTACCGCTGGCGATGTAGCCGATGTTGCCCCAGGTGTAGCTGGCGTTGGCGACGGTGTTGTAGGTGGTGATGCCGCGCGGCTTGGCGATGCCGTTGCCGGCGATCACGGCTGAACCGATGCCTTCGGCGAAAGCGGTGGCGGCTTCTTCGGTGAGGTCGGCGACCAGGTCGATGTCGCTGTCCTCCAGCGTTTCGTTGAAGACCCACGGCTCGACTTCGGCCGGATAGGCGACGACTTCGATCTGGCTGAACTTGGGCTCGGTGCTTTCGCCAGCGGTTCCGCCTTCGCCCGGCCAGGCGACGGCCATGCCGGACGTCTTGACGCGCTTGTGAATCGAGCGGTTGTTGGTGTTGCGCACCATCGACAGGCGGAACAGCGAGCTCTCGGTCATGGCGATGCGGTCGATCTCGGCCGCGAGTTCGGGCAGGACAAGGACGCCGCCGTTGACGTCGTCGGTGCTGTTCATCGCCGCCTTGCGTTCGCCCAGAATCTGCTTGTACTTGCGGTCGTCGCCGGAGCGCAGGAATTGCGCGAAGGCTTGCTTCTGCTCTTCCGGGATGACGCCGCCCTTGCCAGCGCTACCGCCGCCGGTGCGTTGCGCGGCGAGCTGCATTTCCTGGACGGCGCGGCCGAGCTTGTCGATGTCGGCATTGATGGCGGCGATCTTGGCGAGGCTGTCGTCACTGCCCTGGCCGCGCTTCTCGATTTCCGCCAGGCGGATGTCGTTGGCCGACTTGAATTCTTCCCAGGCCTTGGCCTGCTTCTCGAGCATGTCTGCCATGCCCTTGACGTCCATCATGATGAGTGTCCTTTCGAGGTGGTGAACGAGGTGATGAGGCGCTGCGTGGCGGCATGCATGCGTTGCAGGTGGTGATCTGCCTCGCGCAGATCGGTCTTCCTGATGCTGGCGATGATGCCTTTTGCTTCCGATCTGCTGAAGCCGCCGGCATCGCGCAGGAGGTCTTCAATTTCGGTGATGGTTTCGATTTCCTGCAAGCTCTTGAGCGCGGAAATCCGGGCGTTGCGGTTGGCCGGGAACGTCACTGGCGAGATTTCGATGAGGTCGATCTGCGTGAGACGGCGGCGCGGGTCTTCCGGCTTGCTGCGCGGCTCTGACTTCTTTGCGATGTAGCCAATGGAGAGCCCATCGATGGCCGGCCGCGGGGTCATGCGCATGAGGGTGTCGAGCTCGATCCCGCGCGGCGTTTCGGCAAGCTGGCCGGTGACGCGCAGGCCGGCGCCGTCTTCTGAAAGGTCTTGCCAGACGCCAACCGGCGTCATGTCTTCGGCGCTGATTTGCCAGCCGCCGTGCTGGCTGAGCATGGACGGCCACGGCTGGCGGCCGCCCTTGGCATCGGCGAGGAAATCGGCAAAGGCGCCTGGCATGATGACGTCGCCGTAGGCGTCGATGTTGTTGAATGCGGCTCCGTAGCCGCTGAAGGTGCGTGTTTGCTGTGTGGAATCGTCCGATGCTGCGGCAAACTTGATTTCGCCGAGACGGCAGATGAAGTGCTGTTTGTTCATGGGTTGTCGCCCTGTACTGGTGGTTCTGCGCCCGGGTCGGTCATGTTGAGCGGGACTCGGTACTTGTCGCCGCCGTCGTATGGGTTGAGGTCCTCGTAGCTGCGGATTTCGTTCGGGTTGAGCGCGCCGATGCCGTACATGGTGCGGTAGAACTCGGAGCGGTCCTTGTGCGATCCGCGCAGCAGTCCGGCAACCGTGAAGCGGCAGAAGTAGCCGTCCGCGCGCTCCTTTTGGGTCAGGAGCTGCATGTTGAGACGCTGCTCGATGCGGGTGAACCACGGGCCAAGGGTGTGCACCACGTGCGCGAGGAACATCTGCTCCGAGCTGGCGTAGGTGGCGGTGCGGTCGGCTTCGCCGATCATGATCGGCAGCACGCGGAAGAAGCGGCAGACCTCGGCAACCTGGAAGCGGCGCACTTCGATCCATTGGGCCTGGTCGTTCTGCTGCGCGCGCGGGGTCCACTTCATGCCGCCCCAGAGGACGGCGGTGCGGTATGCGTTCTTCAAGCCGATCTGCGAGGCTTCCCACGATCGGCGCAGGGAGTCGGATTGATCGGGCGTGAGAACGGCATCAGTCGAGAGGATGCCGCCGAGGATGGCGCCATTGCTGAACTGCCTCGCGCCGTGCTCTTCGGTGGCGAGTGCGAGGCCAATCGCTTCGCGAGCCAGGCGGATGCCGTCCAGCCCGTCAATGCTGGTCCAGCTCGGGCCTTTGAGGTGGAGGATCCGCGAGGCCGGGTAGGTGGTGATCTGGCCTTTGGCGTCAGCGACGTCGTAGGTGATGGACCAGTCGTCGTGCCGCGTCGCGGTGACGTGCTGCGGCTCCAGAGGCTGGAGTTCGATGGTCGCAGGCAGCCTGCCGATGGCGTCGGAGCGCCGGATCAGGCAGTACGAGCGGTTCAGCAGTGAGAGGTGAAGGCCAGCGGTCTCGCGCCACTCGTAGGATGTGATGCCGGGCGCGACGCTGTCGTGCAGGACGGCGTAGAGCGGGTGGTCGACGGCTGCATCGGCGCCGCCGTCGGCGCGGCGACGGTAGAGCTTGAGCGGAACCTGGGCGATGCCTTCGGCGATGACGCGCGCGCAGGCCAGCGCGCTGGCGGCCTGCAGTGCGGTCTGCCAGGTGACGGCGACACCGGCTTTCGAACTGGCTGAACCGAGGAGGTCGAGCAGCAGGTCGGACCGGGAGATGGCGCTCTTGCTTTCGCCGGCTGCGAAGATTGACTTGACGCGGTCGAGGACTGAGAAACGCATCACCAGATCTCGATTCGCGGCGGTTCGACCGGCGGCGCGACGCGGACGATCATGCGCGAAAGCGCGCCGATCAGAGCGACTGCGCCGTCGATCTTCTTGGCGTCGGTCTCGCGGCGCGGGTAGATGTTGTCTTTGGCATCACGCCACGCGACGACGTTGGCCAGCATCCATGTGAGGACCGGGTTGCCGTTGTGGTGCAGGCGCTTGGCAAGTACCAGCGCTTCGAGAATCTTCATCGGCTCGCTGAGGTTCTGCACGTTCTGCCGCAGCTCGACCATGGGCGCGCCTTCGCCGTAGAGCGTGGTGGCGAGTTGGGTGGCCTGCCACGGGTCGTAGGCGATTTCGCTGATCTCGTGCTGGGCGAGGTCGGCGCGGATGTCGTCTTCGATGCGCTGGAAGTCGATGACGTTTCCGGACGTAGCCGTCATCCAGCCGTCTTCGACCCAGCCGGCGTATTGGCTGTTGGCGTCGTCGCTGGCGGCGGTCTCCGGGATGTAGAAGTCGGCGAAGGCATAGTAGTGCGCGCCGTTTCCGGATCCGCGCTCGAAGAGCTTGACCTTGGCGGCGACGTCGACCTTGCTGGCCAGGTCGAGAGACATGACGCAGCGGCAGCCGGCCATTTCCTCGAGCGAGAGGTCGGCGTCCGCGCAGGCATCCCAGGCGCGCATGTCCATCCAGGCGGTCGCGGCGTTGACCCAGACGTTGAGGCGCTTGGTGAGGAAGTTCGGGCGCGCCGAGGCGGTCTTGATGGCCTTGTCGGCCAGCCGGCGGATGTCGTCCGGGTAGACGGATACGCCGTAGTTGGGATTGGCTTTCGGCCAGCAGGATTCGTCTGCCCATTCGTCGGCTTCGTCGATCGTGTAGACGATGCCGAAGTAGGAGTCGTCCTCGTGCGCGCTTCCGCGTACCGGATAGCCGAGGCCGTCGTGACGGCGCAGGGTGGCGGTGAGGATTCCGGTGAGATAGGTGCGCTGTTCGTAGCAGATGCCGGCGCGGTCGCTTCCGGCGGTCGTGATCGACCAGATCATCGACTGCGTGCGCGCTCCGGTGGCTGTCTCCAAGACGTCGAAGACGGCGCGCGTGCGGTGTGCGTGCAGCTCATCGACGACGGCAAAATGAATGTTGAGGCCGTCGAGCGTCGAGCCTTCGGCGCTGAGCGGCTGGAATCGGCCGCCGTTGAGCACTTCGTAAAGGCTGTGCGTGAGGACTTTCACGCCGAAGCGCTGCCGAAACGCCGGCTCGCGCATCGCCATCTGGCGGCCGTCTTCAAAGACGATCTTGGCCTGGTCGCGCGTGGTTGCTGCCGAGTACACTTCGGCGCCTGGCTCGCCGTCGGCGGTGAGCATGTACAGCGCGACACCGCTGGAAAGCGTCGATTTCGCGTTCTTCCGCGGGACCTCGATGTACACGGTTCTGAACCGCCGGCGGCCGGTGTCTTTGCGCAGCCAGCCGAAGACGGTCGTCAAGATGAAGACCTGCCACGGCTCCAGCACGAGCGGGCGTCCGGCCCACTCGCCCTTTATGTGCGGCAAGAGCTCGATGAAGCGGCAGACATGCTCCGCCTTCGCTGCGTCGAAGCGGAACGGGAACCAGTGATCGCGCTGCTCGGATTCGAGATCGTCAAGCTGTCGCCGACAGGCGGCCTTCGTCCACACGCAAGCCGGCACGATACCTGTCAGAACCATCTCCGCATAGTCGCGGGCGATTTGCAGGTATTCGCCTGGCGCACGCGGCATCAGATCGCGCCCCACCCTGTCTGCTTGCCATCGTCGAGGCCAGGCAGGTTCATCTGGCCATCGTTCTCGCTGGCCGTCACGCGCGACCGCGAGCTCGGCGACATCCCGAACTCAGCAGCGAACCGCATCATCCGCTCGGCCGCCTTGTTGCGCAGGATCACCCACGCGCTGAGCTGCTGGTATCCAGTGCTCGTCGTCAGCACACAGCCAGGCAGCGACTCCGGATCAGCAGCGTTCAGCTCGGCGATCTTGCGCTCGGCAGCGACCATCTCAGCCCAAGCCGCGCAATACGCCGACAAAGCCGCCCGGTCGATCTTGCTGATCAGCCCCAGCGCCCGCAGCTCAGCAGCCACTCGCCGCCACTCCTTTTTCGCCTCATCCTGCAAGTGCCCCGGACAAGCCGGGATCTCCACGGGCGGATGAACCCCATCGAGAAGCTTGGCAGCCGGCAGCTTGCTCGCATTCCCCCGCAACAGATGCACGTTCGCCGGCAGCGGCTTCGGCCCCCGCGCCCCCACGCTAACCCCCCACCCCGAAAACCCCCGACCACTCGCGCTCGGT